TTTGATTGTCTGTTAGTGCATCAAATGTGCCAAGATCATCGATCTTTAGTTTACGAGGTGAATCGTGTCTTTGTCTCTTTGTTGATTGCATTGTCAAACCTTAATTGAGTTTCCGCGACCAGAGTTCTTCTTGACAGTTTTAAGAATATCTTTCCAACCATCAGAAGTTTGTTTGAGGGTGCCACCAACATGGGTGACTAATGTAGGAGAAGACTTATGTAATATTTCCACTTCACCTGCATCGACTTTTTCTTTCAGACTAGAATAAGAACAAAGCAATTCTGTTTCTTCACCAGTCTCTACAATACGAACATCATACAAAGGCATTAAAATAACTCCAATAAAATTAAGATACACCTATAGTTAGTACATCCGTTATCTTGGATTATAAGTAAAAGTGTGATGAGAAAGAGTAGAATGTAGCAGGAGGCAGACGATGTTCTTTATTATAAGCATCTCGAGTGAGAAGGCAACATCTTTCTGGTATTATTTGAAATTAGATAAAAGAGGTGACGTAACCCTGTCCGAAGACAGGGCACGAGATATGATCACCTCCTAATTGCTTATCCGATTAGATTGGAGTTCGAGTTCATTGATGTAGTCATCAAGAAATGCTCGTTTCTTTTCCACCTTATGGGCAAGTTCCTCCTTGCCCTTTCTCGTTAATTTATGAACATAGTTCGATAATTCTGCGCTATCCTTGCGCAAGCGTTCAAGTTGGTTTGTTGTTACCATAGGCGACTCCGATCTTAAGATAAGTGTTAAGGACGTGTCATAACAAATTAGGGATTGCCTCCTTCACTCTTTTTACTGTCAACCCTTTGCATGGAGTTTTCTTCGCGACCATGTCGACCAGAATTTCAGCATCTTTTGGGTGGACAGATTCTAGCATGCCAATGAACATGGACTCTCTTCGCAAAACATTCATGTGATCTGCTTTGAGTCCTTTGACAAAATAGGTGAGTTTCATGTGCTGTTTGTGCCAAGTGGATGGTACCTTTTCTTCTTCCGCAGCGGTAAATGGGGGTCTACTGTCGGGGAGAAGAAACTGTACTCTTTCGTCAAACACACAACGAACGTAATCTGTAAACGAGGAATAGGTATTGGCGTAATGTCGGATCAACTCAACTTTGTCTGCAACTTTCTTTTCGCTGCTAATAGAATCAAGCATTTCGTAGAGTTCCAACCTTTTAGATTGACCAGTTTGTGCTTCAGTTATCATATGTAATTTTCCTCATTTCTAGTTTTATATAGGAAACAAACCAACCGAATGGTTTGTATACTCCAAATATAGTACGGGGTTATACTTACAGGTTTAATAGTCCGAACTATGTGACTTTATTGATTGATAGATGGAAACGATTTATTCTACAGTTGATGATGCCGTTGTAGTAGTCATCCCTGATCAACACTTCTCTGTCGAACTGCTCCTTCGTTTCATAATAAGCACAGTCGCCTTTGGTCGCACAGAGTCGAATTATCTCTCTGTGAAACGCATCAGCACCGTACTCTTCTCTCAATGCCTGAACCTTGACTGAACTTCCGAAGTAGTCTTTCCAGTCTGACTCAACCCGAGTGTGCTTCCTGCGCTTGCGGGTCTTGGTAATCGGCAAGGTCTTCTTTCTGTGGAAGAACTTCTTGCCGACATACTTCATGCCAGTGTTGGTTTCTGTTATAACGTAAACAAACCCAACCCAGTGTTCAAGAGACTCGTACTCTGGCGAGAACTCTGTGCCCTCATAGAACCAAGTCATTGTGCTATGATAGGAGTGCCACACATCGGGCAGAACTCAGGTTCTGTTCCATCCATCGAATCCACAATCACTTCAGTGACTGATTCGCAGAGGTCGCACTCTATGTTGTAATGATCGTCCATGGTTCTAATCCAAAGTTTATAGACTTATATAGTCAATTACTTAACTGCGCCCCAGACGCTATTCCAGTCGCCAGTGGTTGCCCCACGAGCATAATCTGTAGACCTATTCTCGAAGAAGTTGGTGTGCGTTGGTGCATTGATCATTTCCTCAACCCATGGCACTGGATTCTTCTTAACTTTGAAGATGCCCTTGAGACCAAGACTGATGAGTCGACGGTCAGCGATGTAGCGAATATACTTCTTCACTTCTTCTGATGTCAACCCTTCCATTGGACCCATTGCAAAGGCGAGGTCGATAAACTTGTCTTCCAGTTCTACCATGCGCTCAGCAATTGCGTAGATCTTTCCTTTCAAGTCATCGTTCCATATCTCGAGATTCTCTTCCACGTATGTGCGAAACAGTTTGATCATTGACTCAGCGTGCATAGTTTCGTCGACGATGGACCATGTGATGATCTGTCCCATGCCTTTCATCTTACCATGGCGCGGAAAGTTCAGCAACATGATGAACGAGGAGAACAACTGCATGCCTTCAGTGAATGCAGAGAACGCTGCGATGTTAGTCGCTACAGATTCCTTTGTCCCGTTAGACGCAGACAGATCCATAAAGTAGTCGTGCTTCTCGCGCATTGCTTCGTACTCGAAGAATTCGTTGTACGTTGACTCAGGCATACCAAGAGTCTCGATCAGGTGCGAGTATGCAGCAACGTGCAGTGCTTCGCGCGCAGCGAAACCCATAAGCATCATGCGCACTTCAGGTTGCGGAAAGTGTGGCAGGTAGTTGTTTACATAACCACCAGCAACGTCGATGTCGCCTTGCGTGAAGAAGCGAAATATGTTTGTCAGGAAACCCTTCTCTTCTGGAGTAACCTTACGCTGCCAGTCCTTGACATCTTCTGCCATAGGGACTTCTGTGTGCAACCAATGGGACTGCTCATGCTCTAACCAAGCATCATACGCCCATGGGTAATTGAATGGTTTGAAATATTCCCTTTCGTCTGTCAACTTCAACTTCATGTTGCTACCTTTTGTTTGTTTCTATACCATGAGACCAAAACTAATCGCTCTCCTCCATATACCTTTGAAACTCCGTGTTGCAGGTCTGGACCATAAACTAAACTCTCGCCCACTTTTACTGGCAGGATATCAGGAATTATCTCATGCCCGTATGGTGGATTTTTATCTTCACGGTCGTGCCTCTTACAATATAGATGAGCAGGTCTATCTCTCTCATCATATCTCCCCATAACAATTGAGTACCCTCCAACCAAGTCCTTGTCTTCCAGTAGAGTGACAACGGTGAGGTCTGTGTCGTTGTCGTGGTGCAGTCTTGTGAACGACCCCTCTTTGTACCTCAAGAAATACGAACCAACACCCGTGTCGTGCTTTGAGTATTTCATCAAGGTATTTGTGAACCCCGAAGTATCCTCTTTGGGGATGTCTGCTCTGTCCAAGTGGAAGATATTATACATTTGAAATACTGAGTAAAAATCGAGACTTGCTGCCAAGTCTCTTGCTTCATCCAATTCCTCATCACTGAGGATGTTGTCCATTATATAACCTGCCATTATTCTACCCTTCGCACGCAAGACATTCGCTATCGTCAATGACTGATGCGAGGTCAATTTCTTTTATCACGTCACGTTCGATACGCTTGGAGACTTTGTCTGCCTTACCAAGTTTCTCAGAACGACAATAGTACATAGTCTTCACTCCGCGCTTCCACGCGAGGAAGTGTACAGTGTGGATGTATAAGATATTTGCATCTGGACGGAAGAATACATTGAGCGATTGCGCTTGGTCAATGTACGCTTGTCTGTCTGCTGCATGTTCTATAATCCAACGCTGGTCAATTTCCATAGAAGTTTTGAATACATCCTTCTCCTCTGGTTGCAACCAACGCAGGTGTTGAACCGAACCATCGTTGGCGATAATGCTTGACCAAATTTCATCAGCATCCAGTTTGGTCGCCCCGAGTTCGATCTTGCGATCAATCAACTCAACAAGGTACTTGTTCTTATTTAGAAACGCTCCTGAGAGGGTGTCCTGCCTGTATGCATTGGCACGATAAGGTTCAATGCTAGGCGAGGTGTTGCCCATGATAATGCTGCTGGATGCGTTTGGTGCGATCGCCATTGTGTGACTGAATCGTTGCCCTGTGCCTTCAGCGTCAGGTGCTTCACCACGTTCTGCCCCCAACTCCATACTTGCTTCGGTCACTTTAGTCTTGATGTGAGAGAAGATGCGGTTGTTCAGTACCTTCGCCATTGCGCACTCGAATGGCATCGACTTCTTCTGGAGGTATGCGTGGAAACCCAGCGCACCAATACCGATTGACCGTTCGCGCATAGCAGAGAACTTTGCTCGCTGCACAGTATCAGGAGCACTGTCGATGAAGAACTGTAACACGTTGTCG